GTCACCGTCTCTGATCTCCCCAGGAGACTCCCGGAGCCATGCGGGTTTGGTCGAGCTCGTCCCGCCCAGGCTGGAAACACCACGACCGCGCGACGTCGTCGGGTCGTACGGGGCGGAGGCGACTGGCTGGATCCGCCGTTACCTCCGCGACGAGCTCCGCCCGTGGCAACGCTACGCCCTCGAGCGGATCCTCGAGCATCGCGCGGACGGGTCGCTTCGCTGGCGCCGCGTGATCCTCACCGTGTCCCGCCAGTCCGGGAAGAGCATCCTGTCCCGCGGCCTGTGCGGGTGGCGGACCGGCGCCGCCGACGTGTTCGGCGAGCCGCAGGAGGTCCTCCACGTCGCGAACCTCCGCGCGACCGCGCAACGGATCTGGACGCCGGCGGCGCGGACGCTCGAGGACACGGTCGGCGCCGTCGTCCGCCGCTCGAACGGGCAGGAGGCGATCGAGCTCGGCGACGGGTCGGCGTGGAGGCTCGCCGCCTCGACCCTCGACGGCGGCGTCGGATCCTCCGTGAGCCTCGCGTTCGTCGACGAGGCGTGGCGGGTCGCCCGCGACGTCGTCGACGGGTCGATCGCGCCGACCATGCTCGAGCGTCGCTCGCCGCAGATGATCCTCGTGTCGACCGCCGGCGACGGCGGGTCCAGGCTCCTCCTCGAGGACCGCGACTCCGCGATCGTCCAGCTAGCCGACCCGGACACGGCGCGGATCCTTCTCCTCGAATGGTCGGCGCCGCCGGAGGCCTACCCGGACGACCGCGACGCGTGGCGCCTCGCCTCCCCTCACTGGACCCCACAGAGGCTCGAGGCTCTGGAGCACGCGTACGCGACGTCGACGGAGGCCGACTGGCGCCGCCAGTACCTGAATCAGTGGGTCCTAGCATCCCGCTCGTGGGTCGGCGCGACTCAGTGGGCGGACGCCGCCGACCCCGGCCTCGAGCTCCCGGACACGCCGCCGGGGACGGTCGCCGTGAACGACGAGGACGGCCGGCCGGGACCGTGCGGGTACGTCCTCGCGATCGCCCAGGACGATCGCGTGCTCGTGTCGGGGCGGGCGTTCTCCTCGAGGCGGACCCTGTGGGAAGCTCTCGACGAGCTCGCCCGCCGCCGGCGAGGCGTCACGCTCCTGCATCCGGCGTCGCTGGACAAGCATGTCGCCCGCCTCCCCAACGTCGCCCTCGTGAAGGTCGGGACGGCCGAGCAGCGGGCCGGGTACGGGCCGACGCTCGCCGCGGTCGTCGACGGCCGCCTCCGCCACGACGCGAACGAGGAGCTCACCCGACAGATCCTCACGGCTACGCCCGTGACGGTCCCTGACGTGGGGACCGCCCTCTCCTCGAGGCGGTCGCCGGGGCCGATCTTCCTCGCCCGCGCGGCCGTGTGGGCGGTCGGCGCCGAGCTCCGGCCGGAGCGCCGGCCGCGGCCGACGATCGTCACCGCCCGGTAGGCGCCCCTCTCCTCTCGATTGGGGATGGCGGCGAGCTCGAGCTCGGCTCAGACTCGAGGGCGTGAGGTTGCTCCCGCGGTTCGGCCGGCCGGACGTCGTCGAGGCGGAGGCCGGCCGGACGGCGGGTATGCAACGGGGCGTTATGCGGTCGAGCTCGTCGCTCGAGACCGTCGAGATCGCGTGGATCGCCGAGGGCGTCTCACGGTGGACCGCCCTCACGATCCCGAGCGTCGCCGCGTGTCGGAATCTGATCGTCGGGACCGTCGTGCAACTCGGCCTGTACCGGTACCGGGGCGGCGAGCAACTCGACCCGGGATGGCTCCTCACAAAGCCGGACCCGTCGACGACGTGGCCGGCGACGATCGGCGGCACCGTCGACGATCTCCTCTTCCGCGGCGTCGCCTACTGGCGGATCCTCGACCGTGACGCCGAGGGGACGCCGACCCGCGCACGGTGGACCCCGGTCGACGACGTCACGCCCAGGGTCGAGAACACGGGCGGCGCCTACGCGATCGTGCTCGGCTACACGGTCGCCGGCGTCGGCGACGTCCCCGTCGGAGATCTCGTCCGCTTCGACTCGCCGATCCCCGGCGTGCTGACCACGGGCGGGCCGGCGCTCAAGGCGGCGCTCGACATTGAGCAGCGGGCCCGCCAGTTCGCCTCCGTCGAGCTCCCCGCCGGCGTCCTTCACAACACGACCGGGACGGAGCTCTCACCCGCCGAGCTCCAGGAGGTCGCCGACGACTTCTCCGAACGCCGGCGCACGTCCGGGGTCGCGATCCTGCAGGGGTTCGAGTACAGCCGGGAGAACATCTCGCCGGCCGACCTCCAACTCGTCGACGGCCGCAATCTCACTTCGGCGACAGACGTCGCCCGGCTCTTCTCCGTCCCCGTGTCGATGATCTCCGCGTCGCCGTCGGGGAACGCGTCGGCGCTCCTCTACGCGAACCTCACCCAGCAACTGGCGGTCTACAACATGCAAGCCGTGGCGCCGCACTTGCGGACGATCGAGGCGACCCTGTCGGACGTCCTGCCGCGCGGACAGTCCGTCGCCTTCGACGTCGTGACGTTCCTGCGGGCCGACCCGCAGGCCGCTACGCAGAACACGCTCGAGCTCCTCGCCGCGAACGTGATCACGGTCGAGGAGGCTCGATCCATGCTCGGGATTCCGGCCGTCACGCCGGAGCCCGACCTTACGCCCGGGAGGGTCTGATGATTCGGTTCGAGATGGACGTCGTCGCCGCCGACATGGTCGAGCGGACGATCGAGGGCGTGATCGTCCCCTACGGCGAGGTCGGCCGGATCGCCGGCGTGAACTACCGGTTCCTCCCGGGCAGCGTGAAGGCCGCCCGAGCTCGGACGCCCTTGCTCCTCGACCACGACCGCTCGAGGCCGGTCGGCGTCCTCGACCGCCTCGCCGAGACGGAGAAGGGCGCCGTCGCCCGCTTCCGTGTCGACACGACCGCCGACGGCGACCAGGCCTTGGCGCAGGCCGCCACAGGCTCGAGAGGCGCCCTGTCCGTGGGCGCCACCGTGGAGGCCTCCGTCGAGAACGAGGGCGTCCTCGACGTGACGGCCGGCCTCGTGCACGAGGTCTCGCTCCTCGCCCTCGGCGCCTTCGAGGGCGCCCACGTGACAAGCGTCGCCGCCGAGCTCGAGGAGCCTCCGCCGCCGGCGCCCGACCCGGAGCCCGAGCCCGCCCCTGCGCCCGAGCCCGAACCCGCCCCCACTCCACAGGAGGAGACCATGTCGGAAGCATCCGCGGCGCCCCCGATGATCATCGCCGAGCGGGGCGGGCCGCCCGCCCGCGGCGAGCTCGCCGCCGGCGAGCTCGTGACACTGATCATTCGCGCCCAGCACGGCGAGCCCGACGCCCGCCGGTACCTCGAGGCCGCCCTCACGGAGTCGCCGTCGACCGGCCTCTCCGGCCTCCTCCCGCCCACCTACGAGCGGACCGTGCTCGGCGGCAAGACGATCCCGCGGCCGTTGTACGACACGTTCGCCGGCCGGCCGCTCCCCGGGTCGGGTCAGCAGGTGATCAAGCCGGTGTGGACGACCCGTCCGGCCGGCGACTGGATGGCGACGTTCGACGCCGACCCGGCGAGCTCCGCCGTCGCGATCGGCACGCAGTCGGCGACCGTGATCGGGTGGGCGTGGGCGGGCGAGTTCCCGTGGCTCGTCGTCGAGCGGTCCGACCCGTCCCTGATCGACGAGGTCTACGGGGAGGCCGTGCAGGACTTCTACGTCGACGTCGAGGGGAAGATCGGCGGCGAGCTCCTCGCCGGCGCCGCCGGGACGTCGACGTCGCTCGGCGCCGCGATCGCCGAGTTCTTCATCGCCTGCGGACGGACGCCCGACGTGATCGTCGCCGCCCCCGACGTGTGGGGCGCCCTCGCCGACGCCGGCGAGCTCTCCACGCCGATCGCCGGCGGCGTCCCGTCCGCGGGCGGCGCGACCCTGACCACGACGTTCGCCGGGATCCCGATCGTCGCCTCCGGGACGCTCGCCGCCGGGACCGGAGTCCTCGCGACACGGCGGGCGGTCGACGCCCGCGTGACGTCCCCCGTCCGCCTCACGGCGAACGCGATCGGCGCCCTGAACGTCCAGTTGGCCGTGGTCGGACAGGGTCTCTTCGACACCGACTACCCGGCCGAGCTCCTCAAGATCACCGTCACGCCGCCCGCCCGCGCCGCCGGGAGCTCGAGCCCGCGCAAGTGAGCACGCCGCCCCCCTGGATCACGCCCGACGACGTCGCCGCCTACCTTGACCTCCCCGCGACGGCCGCCACAGAGGACGACAATCTCGCCCTGTCGACGGCCGCCGTGAAGGCCGCCGTCGAGCGGCGACGCTCCGACCTCTGGACGGGCGGCGACCCGACAGCCGCGCCGCCCGTCCCCGACGTGTTCACTCCCGGCGAGGACGTACACGCCGGCTCCGTCCGTTGGGCGGCCCTGATGTATCAGGCTCGTAATGCGCCGTCCGGGTTCGCCGGGTACGGCGACGAGACCGCCCTCTTCGACTCGCTCGGCGCGAACCGGGCGGAGATCATGCGCCTGATCGGGTGGCGCAGGCCGGTTGCCCTGTGAGCACGACCGTACGCCCGCCGGCGGTCCGCGCGATCGACGCGACGGTCGAGCTCCTGCAGGCCGCCGGGATCCCGGCGACCCGCGACCCGGGCGCCTTCTACCCCCAGCCGGTCGGCGTGCTCGTCGGCCTGCCGACGCTCCTCCGGCGGACACAGGGCGGCCGTGTGTACACGATCCCGGTCCTCGTCGTGTCCGGCGACCCCCTGAACGACGAGCTCCCGGTCGACCGCCTGTACGCGCTCGCCGACGACGTCGCCCTCGAGCTCCAAGTGAACACGTACCGGCCGGCCTCGTATCAGTCCGGCGTCAACGCCGAACCGCTCCCGGCGATCGAGCTCGTCGCCACGGCGAGCGTCACAGAACAGGAGGAGATCTAGATGCCATTCGCCGACTCCCGGCTCGGGCCCGGGACCCTGATGATCGGGACGTCGCAGTTCGAGACGCAGGCCTCCGCGGTCCGTCTCACGCCGGACGTCTCCTCCGACGACGGGACGCCGACGCTCGCCGTCCCCGACCCGGCGCCGGAGACGACGATCTCGTGGGCGTTGAACATCGACGCGATCCAGGACTTCACCGAGCCCGCCGGCCTCGTCAACTTCCTGATGGACAACGCCCTCACCGAGCAGCCGTTCACGTGGGTCCCGTTCACCGCCGGCGAGACGTCGTTCGAGGGGACCGTGCAGATCGTCCCGATGGAGATCGGCGGCGACGTCGCTGTCCAGGTCGTGACGTCCGTCGAGCTCCCCGTCGTCGGCGAGCCCACGCGAACGGATCCGGTCGTCCCGTGATCAAGTACGTGGGGACAGTCGTGTACACGGACGGCCGCCGCGAGCCGTTCGAGACCGGCGTCGCCGGCGCCCGCGCGTGGGAGGCCTACGCGGCCCGCCACGAGCTCCCCGTGAACCCGGTTCGCGACAAGATCGACCGCTTCCCCGTGAACACGTGGCAGACCGTGATCGCTCACGCCGCCCTGCGGGTCGAGGTCGGCGTCGACGCGTGGGCGGACACGGTCGCCGGGTTCGACGACTGGGACGCCAGTGAGGTCCCCCCTACCCTCGAGGCACGATCGGCCGGATGATCCTCGAGGTCGCCGTCGAGCTCGGATGGCCGCCGTCCTCTGTGGCGGAGCTCGACGACGTCGAGCTCGCCACGGTCGCCGCGCTCCTCCGGGAGCGGGCCCGTGGCTAAGACGACCGGAGGACTGGCGCTCGAGATCGACGGCCTCACCGACACGCTCAAGGCCGTCCGCGGCCTGCAGGGCGCCCTCCGCTCGAACACAAACGCGGAGCTCCGCCAGGCCGCCAAGACATGCGCCTCCACGGCGGTCCCGCTCCTCACGCGGGCAGCTGAGACGTCAGGGGTCCCGGTCGCCCGCCGCGTCGCCCGCTCGATCCGCGTCAAGTCGGACCGGCTCCCCGTGATCACGATCGGCGGCGCCCGCCGCGTCGGAGCACGGGGCGCCCCCGCCGGCGCCCTCGTGTGGGGATCAGAGCAGGGACCCAAGAGCTCGCCGAACCGGTTCGCCGTCGCCCCGAGCTCGGCCGGGTACTGGATCGCCCCGGCGGTCGCCGAGTTCTCGAGGACGGGCGCCGTCGACGCGTACAGGCGGGCCGTGTTCGAGATCCTCCACGCCCAGGGACTCGCCT